CCATTAACTAGTTTCAGCCCAAGTTTTTTGCCCGTAGAGATCGTTGACATATATCATGATGTCACGTGGTATGCTCCTCGATTACGCAACGGACAATTCTTGTGTGTGCCTATCGATGACGGTCCTGAACCCCGTTGTGTATATTTTGTTAAAGAGATCAGCCGTAACTGCGAGATCGTAGATTACAATCAAGTTTTTTAAAGGAAAAGAAATGAAATGGTTTAATAAGTGGTTCGCTAAAAAATGTATAGAAGCATGGGATAATAGACATGACTCTGAAGCAATACCTGTCAGCACTAAGGCGGCTACCATTCGCGGCGGGCACAATAGTATTGAAAGTAACGGCATGAATTTTACCGTTTATCGTGCAAATGGTGGTCATGTGATTGAGACTAGAGCATATGACAGACACAAAGATCGCAACAATCACGGACTGCATGTCATAACAGACGATAAGGATCTAGGTGAAGAGATCGGTAAGATCATCACATTCGAACATCTAAGGAACTGACATGGCTAAAGCAAAGGTATCGGCAGACGAAAAATTTGATAAACAAGATTTCGACTTGTTCGAAGCCTTATCGGCATTAGATAATAAAGACTATGGCTATTATGATCGACTGACCGATGAACAAAAACAAAAGTTCAATCCATTCATGTTGATCAAATGGTTTAGTTATATCAAGGGCAAGACTGAAGCACAACAGTACCATGTGTTAGCAGGAAATGAGTTCGCTAATAAACATATGTTCAATGAGGTCGTAGGTAAACATCCTAAACTACAGTGGCTGATGTTGTGTTCTGCCAGTCCGCAATTAGGTAAACAATTCCGTCAATGGATTCCCCAAATATCTGAGCGTGTGGCAAAGTTGAAAGATACAGCCAAATTATCAGACATACGAGACTATTATAGCAAGATATATCCCAAAGCAGATAAAGAGTTGATAGATGAAATCAGCAAACTCTATGTTTCTGAGAACAAAAAGAAGGTATATCTAGCAGAAAAATTTCCAGAAATGAATTTTGATGACATTGAAGCACTTAGTAATTTCATCACAGACGATGATATCCAAGAATACGAAAAACAATTCGGCAACTGAGCATAGTTGTGATTTCTGTGGTCGCTCTTTTATTAGAGAAAGTACCATGCAGAAACATCTATGCGAGACGAAGCGTAGATGGCAGGATAAAGATAAGCATGGCAATCGTATAGGTCATGCAGCCTTTGTGCAGTTTTATAGCAAGCATAGCCGTAAGTCAAAGAAAGACTATATGGAATTTGCTAAAAGTGCATATTATACAGCGTTCGTCAAGTTCGGTAACTATTGTGTAGAAGCACAAGTATTAAATCCTAGTAGATATGCAGATTGGTTGTTGAAAGAAAAGATCAGTATCGACAATTGGAATCGCGATACCAACTATACTAAGTTCATCATGGATTTTTTGAAGACAGAGGATCCACTAGATGCTATCGCACGTAGCATAGAAACATGTATCTCATTAGCAGAAAATGATAAAATTCCTAACAAAGATACGTTGAGATATGGTAATCGTAACAAAATATGCTTTGAGATTACGAAAGGAAAAATAAGTCCTTGGATGTTATATCATAGCACTAGCGGAGTAGAATTCATTGAAAGTCTAGATGTCACACAACAAAAGATGATTTTTGAATATATCAATCCAGAACAATGGGCTATCAAGTTCAAAAGATCAGCAAATATCATCAATGAAGTGAAAGAATTACTAAAAGCCGCAGGATACTGATGATATATCACGCATACAAGGATGATAATTATCAGTATACCATACGTATTCCGTGGAAGCATGGTGATACGGTAAATAGTTGGGATGAAACGTGCATATGGGCTGTAGAACAATTTGGATTACCGGGTAATAAATTCATCACCCATCCAACAGAAGAGTTCATGGATTTCATGTTTAAAGATAAAGAAGATGCTATACATTTTAGTTTAGTGTGGGAATGATGAGAAACGTAAAATCAACGATTGAAAACGGCGAGGGTTATATAGTATGGGAGAGTTTTATCCCAGAAATATTGATAGCCGACTTTAATAGTAGATTGAAGGATCTGTACCCTGTACGTGCTAGCAGTAGCAAGAAAGTCTATGCCGAGCGTGATGATATCAAAAACTTAGAAGATATCAGCGTATGGTGGAGCCAATCTGTGACTGACTTTCCCGAAGTAAAGAAGATACAGAAGTATATCGACCCTATCATAGAACACAATCTGCCTAATCTAAAACATTATGCTAGCGATTGTGTATTCATCAACAGTGGTAGCACATGGGTTAATCCTCACGTTGACACACCCCATCGTTTCGATAAATGGAACTATGACAAGCGACTGTTGGGTGTGCAATGTATAGTGTCATTATCTGATTTGAATGAAAATAACGGTAGTACTGGATTGGTCCCGTTTAGCCAAAAGCGCGATTTTGATATACACAAGTGTTATAGTGGTAACTATGATCGTTGGTTCATTCAGAATGTCAAACAACATAATATGCCCCGCGGTAGTTTATTGATGTACAATTGTCGCGTGTTACATAGCAGTATGCCAAATAATGGGCAATTAGAACGACCTGCATTGTTGTTTAATTATCTATACCATAGTATAATTGATGAAGTGTCAGAGATAGATAATATCTGGTCTAGCAATGATAAACGTCCCTAAAAGTTTTCAGGATTATGATGACGATGATCCTGATTTTGAAAAGCGTCAAGCGCGTTGGGATTTCTGGGAAACATTAAAAAAACTCAGAAAAGATTTCACCGAAGGTGGGCGTAATTTTGATGCAGATGAATTCATTGTTTGGATAGAAGAGAAGTATGGTTTTAAATTAGTATTAAACGATACTGGGATCACAGACGATTATACTGTAACTGACGAACAGAAGTATCTTATTTTTAGGTTGAAATATGATTAATAGTAATTTTGTTCCTGTTATTGACTATGCAGATGCAGTGGTATATGATAATCCACGTGACCATGATAGAGTTAAATTTGAAGTCAAAGATAATTGTGCAGAAGTGATCAAATGGTGTCGTAGAAACTTTGGTAGCAGAGGCGATGGATGGGACTTTCATGGTACTACTAGGGGATATACTATAGAGATATGGTCTAGCAAATTGATAACTATGTATAGGATATGGAAAGAATAAATGGCAAATGATATTATGATCGATATGGAAACTCTTGACACAAGTCCGTACTGTGTCATATTGACCATTGGCGTTGTTCGTTTCGATCCATATGGAGATGGTGTGGTACAGAAACTTGAACTACGTCCTACTATCGAAGACCAGACTGAGATTCATAATCGTGTGATCAATGATGATACGATTCGTTGGTGGGGAGAGCAAAGCCCTGAAGCACAAGAAGAGGCTATGGGCGATAGGGGACGAATCAGTTTCCGCGAGTGCATGGAAGAACTATATAAGTTCGGTTGGAATCGCAGAGCAGTATGGAGCAATGGTGCGAGTTTTGACGTTGTTGTAGCAGAGACAGCGTTCCGTCAAGTATTGAGTGATAGGCCTAATCCTATTCCTTGGCCATTCTATACGGTGCGTGATACAAGGACATTGTATGAAGTCGCTAATGTAAAACTTAAAGACGGTGGATATAAGACTACGCACAAGGCTGTAGAAGATGCTGAACGACAGGCTATCAAAGTGCAAGAAGCATATCGTAAGTTGGGACTTACAAAGTGAGCCGAGATGTGGTAATAGAACACATAAATCCTTTAAGAGTAGTAGAGATAGTGCAAGAACTTAGAGACATGGGTTGGGTGCAGGGAACTGATTTTGATTTCGCATTTCATCAAAGTCGTTGGGATGAAATGATAGGAGATATTCCTAGATATACTGTGTTTACATTTTACAACGATAGCAATGCTAGTTATTTTATGTTGAAGTGGGGCGAGGCATGAAAGAATTTGAACAGCAATTTCCCTTTGAATGTAAAACCTACTATGATCATACAGAGGTAGTGCCTTGGTTAGAAACTAATATAGGTCAGTTTGATCGTGAGTGGTATCGTTATGGCACTGATATAGCACAAGGTATTGTTGCTGGAGTTCCTTTGTACGATTATTATAGATTCCGTGATGAGCAGGCAGCGATGTTGTTTATATTGAGGTGGACATGAAATTTAAGAGTGATATTGACATTGACTTGGGTGACAGAGATAAATTGTTGTCGTTGATTAGTCATACCAAAGCCAGCATACGCAAAGATGAGGTTAAAAGACATAACACTGGTGTGTATGTCACAGACATTCCTTATGATCCTGTTAACGATATGTCGAGCATTGATTATGTTGAAGCAGAAGATAGGGGATATCTCAAATTAGACTTGCTTAACGTACACGTTTACAATCAAGTGCGTGATGAAAAGCATCTCGTAGAGTTAATGGACGATCCCGATTGGAACATGTTCAACGATCCTACTATCGTAGAAAAACTAATACACTTGGGTAATCATTATAATACTTTACGTAAGATGCCTGAACCAGTAAATACTATACCTAGACTAGCAATGTTTCTTGCTGTGATAAGACCAGGCAAGAAACACTTGATCGGCAAGTGTTGGGCCGATGTCGCGAAAACAATATGGGATCGTGAAGAGGGAACTTATAGTTTTAAAAAGTCACACGCAGTTGCCTATGCGCATCTTGTTGTTGTGCATATGAATTTAATATCAGATGGACTTACAATTAGTTAAAGAAACAGACGAAGTACTTAGGCAAACAGCCAATCCATGGTGCTTCGTTAATGACGGTGATCCTAACGAATTAGTTAGACACATGATCAAAGTCATGATGGAACACAATGGTAT